CAGCAGCAGTAGCATCGGCAGCTACACCAGCCTCAGCAGCTTCGGCGGCAGTGGCAGAAGCTTCAGCTTCAACAGCGGCTTCTTCTGCTCTTAGCGTTAATTCTGTAACTTCGTTTAAGGTGATGCCACTGCTAATGTCACCAGCACCTCCTACTCCACGATAGATAGCCATGTTTTCTCCTTGTAAACCTTTGTTGAAAGGCTCTAACAAAAGCCCTTTAACAAAGGAAACCCTCCGAAGAGGGCTCCTTTAGCCTAATTAGGCTGCCATTGCGATTGCAACAGCCGCTTCATCACGCAACTCTTTCACGCCATACAGCATGTCAGAGGTAAACAATGTACCCAAGTACTCTTGCTTGTACTGAGTCTGTGAGCGTACGCCCAGCTGCTCACCCAACACAAAGGCATCCTTGTGGAACATCATACCAATACGAGCGTCGCCAGTGGCAGTCTCGCAGTTGGTAGAGACGTAAACCTTAACGCCATAGACGTTACCGATTTCACCGTTACGGATAGTGTTGTTACCACCGACTTCACCCACAAAAGCTTGCTCAGTGAAACGAGCCAAGCCCATCATCACGTTACGAGCCACTGGAGGCAGAACCAACACACGACCGTCCATAGGCACGTCAGCATCATCCAACGTCTGGATAACCTTACGGATACCTGCGTCAGTGATAGCTGATTCGTTACCGCCTGTGTACAGGGTAGAACCGTCACCACCGATAACAGCCTTGTTATAGGCAATAGTACCGTCACCACCTTGTGAGTCACGACCCAATTGGAGGAGATCAGTATCAACTTGCTTAGCCAATGCATAACCAGCGTCGCCCGTGTAGAACTTACGCAGTGATGACAAAGCCTGAGCTTCCGTGATGTCTTCAATCATACGGCTATACTCGTAGTGCTTGTCGATTACCAACAAGACTTCAGTATTTGCTGTTTGTTGAATAGTCACAGCAGTTGCTGCGGCTTTTACAATGGCAGAGCCACGAGTGGGCTTAGGGATATGGAGAGTGTCGCCCTTTTTGCCCTTGAAGGACATTTTAGAGACGAGGTTCGCCATAACGAGGTTTTGCTTGTAGGCTGCGATGATTTCATCAGACCACAATTCTGGGATGAAGGTAGCTGCGTTGGCTGTTGTTACAACGCTGGTAGCGCTACCGGGATATGTTTGATTTGCCATGATTATCTTTCAAAATAGTTATTTAACACGACCCTCCGCATAAGCATTTAGAATCTCAGGAGCTAATGCTTGATAACGGTCGGGATCTCTCTGCATGAGTTCGATTATATCGGAGCGCCGATACGTTTTCTTACTTGCTGTTTCTCCAGAGCCTTTGGTGCTACCAGTTGATGCAGTTTTAACCGCTTGCTTACGTTGTACTTTCTCGACTTCTTGTGATTGAGCGACTACTTGGTTTCTTTCTTTCCAAGTAGATAACAACTCATCGGCTGCGTCGTAATCGTAATTGCGGTCTGCTCGACTGAATAACTCTTTCCGTACCTTGCTCTTACCAATCCACTCCGCAAACGAGTTATCTTTTATAATCTCTACGTAATCAGGGTGGTTAGCTTTCAAGGAAGCCATGACTTCTGCCTGTGCCGAACGTACTGCCATTTGCTCGGCTTGCTGTACCTTCGGGTGCTTTGAAATAGCTCTGGAAATTGCCTTCTCTGGGTCAGTGAAGAAATCTATATCTTCTTCGACTTCTGGGGCTTGTTGTTTTTGTGTGACGGTTTGGGTCTTAACAAAGTCATCTACAATTCGTCGAAGTTCCCCGACTTCACTCCCTTGCTTGCCGATAGCTCTTTCGGCCTCTTGATGCATACGAACAATATCTTTAACAGACTTGCCCTTATACTTATCAGGAATGTCCTCTTCGTCAGTATCTAGGTTTGACTCCTCTTCAGGAGCTTCCTGCTCACCCTCGTCGACAGGTGAATACTCTTCTTCTTCTTGTAAAGGCTCGTCGCCTTCGTCAATAAATGTTGCCATATAAACTCCGTGCTAATAAGCATTGTGGAAAATAATTAGTGCTTGTGCTTATTCAGCGGCACTCTTTCGTTCCTGCGCCATCTTCTCGTTTCGCTTCCTCTCCCACTGCATTGCTGCTCCGGGAAAATCTCCAGTCACGCCCTCAAGTTTGACCATAGGCTTGCTAACGATACGAATAGCAGGTTGACCACACACTTTACATTCGGTTGTTCGGAGTTCCGAATCGATGTAAGCTTCTGTAATGTGATCGTCTGAGCAGATAAACTCATAGATACGCTTAGGCATATTGCTCCTTCTCAAAGTCCTCGTAGCTGTTTTTAATAGCGGACTCGTAAGAAAGGACTCGCTGTAACGCTTCTATTTGTCCTCTGCGGAACCAGAATTGTTTCTCGTCTGGGATGGTAGTAATATCCTGAAGCAAATCCATATTGTCGGATATATCTTCTACATATTGCTTCCAGCCCTGTGAGGCAAACAAATCTAGTAAGGTTTCGTAATACTGTTGTAATTCTTTGTCCATCTCTTTATCCTTTCATATCGTGGAGAGATGTTGCAATTATACCACACTTTTATAAATTTGTCAAGCGTTTTTTGAACTATTTTTAGCTTGTACTTGCATTGCAGCAATACGCTCGTTACTCTTAATATCCGCTTCCTTGAGCATCAGATCAGCGATCTTAGCTCGTTTCTCGAATTCAGCGTCATCTGCGTTACCAGCTTGTAGGTTGGTAGAGAGTGCCGCTGCCATCTTAGCCTTAACCACCTCTGGTTCCAATTGAGCCTCGACTGCGTATTTCTGTGCTCTCGCTTGAGCCTCTTGTGCTTGTGATTGAACCAATTGCAGCTGAGCCTGAGCCATTTGCATTTGCATTTCAGCTTGTGCTTGTGCCGCCTTTTGTTGCTCTGGGTTAGGCTGTGACGCTTGTTGCATCTGAGCCATAAGTTCTTCACGGTTAGTAAGACCCATGTTGTCAATAACAGCAGATACCAGCATTGGGTACATTGGGCTATCTTGACCAAGGGTTTGTAACAATTGAACCAGCTGTGTCACCTCATACTCACGAGCAATAACACCCAGAGAGCTAGAAGGGATGAACTTATAGTCACTGACAGGGTAGTTATCAGGGTCAAACTGCATGTAACGCCACGCTGTCTTCTCGATCATAGGGATTAGGAAGGACTCTTGGAAGTTAATTAGGGTACGCTTATGGCGCTTAATGATGGCACCCATAGACATAGAGACAGCACCAGCGGCAGCGTCACCATTGATAGTTCCGGGTATGCCAGCAGCGTCAATAGCGCCAGTAGCCATCTGAACCATCTTCTGCAACTCACCCGCCTGAGCAAAGGTCACCTGATCTAGGTTACCAAACTTAAATGGCTGGAGGATTTCAGAGGGGTTGCCGTTAGTTAGGATAGTCTTGCCCGGACGTACTTCCATCTTAGCCCCACGAGGCATACGAGAAGCGTCCATAGCGATCATAGGATGCACGGTAAGGGCTAGGGCATCAATACGAGCACGAAGCTCAGCATCAAGCGCCTTCTGGCTGTTATAGCCCTTCTCACAGATACCACGACCCCAGAAACGAGAGGGAACTACATCCCAAGGAAACGCTACAACAGGGCGATCCTGCATCATGTAGGGGTTCTCTTCGATCTTGAGCAGTTGACCACCGTTGGCAATAACCACGATGACCTCAATGTACCCTTCTTCGTCTAATTCTTCGTCATCCTCAGCTTTGAGGCTTTTAGACAACTCATCATCGTCATCCTCTGCCATAATGGCGTTATTGTAGAGGTTACGAGGGATTAAACCGTAGTACTTAGTCAGCCGTACCTTGTCTTCATCAAAAGTTGCAAGTTCTTTGTCAGCTTCAATGTCAGTATCTGTTGCAGCATTCTCAATATCAACATCACGATAGATGCCGTTCTGTATCCCCATCTCTACTTGGTGGCGAGGTACAAACTCATCAATAGCAACACCCAAAGCCTCTTCAATTGAGGTGGCAACAGGGTCAATCAGGAAGTTTTGTGGTAAGACTGGGCGTAATTTAACCACTACCCGATCTTCTACTGTTACACCTACCGCTTGCATCGCCCCATCCATCACTGGTTGGGTGGCTGGCTTCATCTCTTTGACTTCTTCAAGGACAAGCTCGCCAATACCAGTGCCAAAAACAGCTGAATTTAGGATACACTCGGCTACAGCCTTACGAGTCTTAGTAAAGTGGAAGTCCTCAGACAGCTGTTCACGTAAATACGCAATATCTTTGGGGTCTTGGTCATTGCGATCATCACGGATGTCAAACCACTTACCCCGACCGAAGGTAGCTTCCTCTACTTCAGCTACAGATGACTCTACGGCTTGTTGTAAGGCAGGGGAAATTAAGCGAGAGCGCTCAGAATCACGGGTTTTGTCCTCAGCAGCCCAAATACCACGCCAAAGACGGTAGTACTCGTCAAACTTTTGCTCGTAATTAGCACTGTAGTGGTCGCGCCATTGGTCTACTTTGCTAATAACCCAATCTTCGACCTTCTCGTCAATGTAATCTTTGTTATCATCCATATTATTATTTACCTTTACGTAAACACTTACCTGCTTTTTTACACTTAGCAGGGGTAGGGCAACCAGCGCATGGCTTAAATTTAATTGGGATTGTCTTGTTTGGCATAATTAATATCCTGAAATTGTGTCTAGGTATTCGTACTCTTCCTCTTCAAAATCTAAAACATAAGCTACTTTTGCAAGTTGCTCTATGTAAGATAGTGAATCAGGCAAGTCATCGTGTACTAGCTTGTTTGGAAACTGAAATAGTTGGTCAAGAAACTCGTTGTTCCACTTGCCCTTGTTAAGAGTGACATACCCATTCTCAAAGCGCCCTTGTAGCGCCCATACGATACGATCTGTCTTCTTCTTATTACCGTGTGTTAGCTCATCAACCCTAAAGAAGGTTTGAGTTCTCTTCATTATGTCGTTCATGTAGGGCATAACCGCCTGTCTAGCGATGCCCTTCTCAATCCCAACTGCTATGGGTTCGTACTTCTTGACAGCATCAAATATCTTTTTAGCTGTCTCTCGCACATCCCACCTACCGTAGATAACCTCTGCTACCCACCAGCCATCTTCATTAGTTTTAACTATGGAAATCGCTGTGCTATCCAATCTTTTATTTTTAACTCCCATTGAGCCTTCAGCTTCAAAACCTGCAAGGTCAACTGCGATATAAAATTCTCCATTTTTTGGCTCCTCTTCATCAAATTTTATCCACTCTTCTTTGAATAACGCCCCACCCCCGGCCTCGAATGATGCCATAAATTCCTGCCTGAATGCGAATGAGGACATGCTTTTCTTAGCTGCCTCAATCTCTTTTGGGTCAAGGAGAGGGTTGTCAAATGAAGTAAAGTGAAAAGATTTAAACGTGACATCTGTGTCGTTTGCACCGTATTGGAATAAATCATAGAAGTGGTTGCGTCCCATTGGCGTCCCGATGAACATAGCACGACCCTTCAAGTCAGCTAAGGCAGGGCGTAAGATTTGCTCCCACACCTCTGGCTTCATATCTGCATACTCGTCGAGCACCAAGAATTTTAACGACACACCCCGCATCGTTTCAGGCCGATCAGCACCTTTGAGACTAATAGTTGCCCCATTGATAAGCTTAATCTGCAAGTTGTTAATGTGGCTACCTGTAATGACAGCATGACCAACCTCAAGCAGGACTTGCCACATGATGTCACGAGCTTGACCTTGCGTAGGAGCAACATAGAATACATGACCTCTTTCGCTTTGCAGCGCTTCAACTATTAGACGGTACGCCGCCAACCTACTTTTTCCTGTCCGGCGACCAGCAGCGACAACATGAAACCTAGTCTCATCTGCCCACACTTTCTTCTGCCAAGGGAGTAGTTCAATTTTTAAATCACTCATTTACCAGACGCCCCCGGCGTCACTATAGGCGTCGGTTGAATCGCTGTAACTACCATCTGAACTTGAAGAATTATAGGCGCTTTCAGCTGCCAATCTAGTCTCTTCATTAGCCGCCGCAATGGTGTTTGCAATATCAGCAGCTACTTTACCATAGTCATTTGCGTTGTATTGTCCACCGCTTTGAGTTATAGTTTGATCTGCAATTTTGCCTATCGTTGGATCACTGATGGCTGTAATGTAACCAACCATGTTAGCTTCGTTAGCAAAGTTTGAAGCAAACGCCCGTGCATTTTCCAAGCCTTCTGGGGTTTGTCCGAA